GGGGATTTACTCGGATAGTATAGCAAGGATGCCCTCAGTCGTCAAGATAGTCTTTGAGGGATTCAATTGTTTCTCTCATACTGTCGAATAAAATTGACATATCAGTGTCTGGTGGGAATCCCATCAGTGCCACCGATTTGCGTAGATTCTCTTTCATCTCAACCGCTTGTGGGTCATCTGAAAGGGACAATCTAGTATACATGATCCTTTGCTTTTCTAGCAAGGTCTGCAACTTTTCGACATGCTCTCTCTTGGTCTCATTATCCATGCCACCAAAGGTCAGGATACTGCCATAGATTTCTTCCTGAAGATTATTAATCTCAGTCAGCTCGTCTTGGATAATATCAGATTTAAAAAAGTCACTCATCGATTATAGACCGCAAGATTTTCTTGTATTGAAAGACATCAATATTTAGAAAGGGAGAATACTTCTTCAATTTCAAACTTACGGATTCCCACACTGGGTCATCCAACTTCTTATCAAAGTTTTTTGAGAAATGGAATATTTTGTCGAAAATTGTTAAGGTTTCTAGCGATACGCTCCCGCTTAGAAACTTTTTGAGTATTAGAGGATGTCCCTTGGTACAGTTGAACAAAGTCTCTAACTCGTTCTCCGATAACAATTCGTTGCTTTGCTCTTTGAATAAGTATGTCAAACTCTGTTGGCGTCTCATCCACTCGGAATAGTTTCTTTCGCCAGAATTGATAATTTCGCCAATCCATAAGTTTTGCGGGTTGTCGGTGGCAGTGAAATTGGATACTAAAAAATCTACGACTTCTTTATCAGAATACTTGCGACTTGTCTTTTCGAACCAGTATTTGTCCTTCCTCTTATTAAAAGAAGTCATACTGGCACGGGTCTTCGCACCATACTTAAAAAAGTCGTATTTTGGATTTGTGAAATGATTTTTTAGTGACAAATAATGTTGATAAGTATCAAAGGGTGTCACGGTCATAGAGGAAGTTTTGCCTTAGAAGTCTTCTTCATAAAGTTTAGATTAATCGCATCATTCTTCAGTCTCTCTTTCAGAGGCTTAGATACGAGTTTCACAACTGATTCTACCTCAAGACTATTGATTTCGCAATAGTGGCAGATAGCATCAATATAATTAAAGTTTTCTTCGGCAACAATCTTCTCAATCTCCAGGGCAAACCTAGAAGGAGTTAAGAATTTATTTTCTATTGCTTGCTCTAGTTCTTTATTCTGTTCCATAGAGTTCCAGTTTATCTCTAACAAACTTTCTAATATATTGGGTGAGAAGTTTGATGTATTTTGATTTGTCTCTTTCTTCATAGACGACGCATTCTCCATTTTCACATGCCATGATGATTACAAGTTTTTTGACTGAAATACCAGTCAGTTCGTATAACATACAACCGTATGCCATACATTGCACAAAATAGTGCTCGATCCACTCTCGTGGTTTTGGTTTTTTAGAAGTCTTAAAATCGATTATTGCTAGTTCGCCGTCATATTCAGCAATACAATCAACGGTTCCAGCAATGCCCAGTTGCTTACTATATAGGGAACCTTCAAGTGCGTGAATATTATTTATACGATTTAGGTCTGATTTTGAGATCTTAAACAGGAAATCAGAAATCGGTTGCACTTTTGGTAGGTCTTCATTCTTCAAATGATGTTCTACCAGTGTATGCATATCCGTACCACGACTTGTTGCTGCTTTCGTGATACGGTCTGCTTCTTCATTACCAACTTTCTTACGCCAGTTGACAAAAATCTCCTTATTAAAATGACTGGTCACCGAAGTGATGGAGACCAGTCGGAGAAGTTCTTCGTCATCAGGCACTTTATAATAACGGACCCCATCTATAGTTTCTCTTTCAAGATCTGGGAGGTCAATATCAACATGATTAAACATTAAAAACCTGCTTCCATTTTAGCAATAATGTATTCCTTAACAAGTCCAGAACGGACAATATCATCTACTCCAAACTCAATCATATCAAAAGATGGCATTTTACGCAATACCGACATAAAATCTACAATACCATTTCTTTCATTTGTCTTCTGCAAATCTGACTGAACGGCATCACCACAGAAACAAATCTTGGTATTCTCACCAACACGAGTAATGATACTGTCAAGTTCATGGAAGTTAAGGTTTTGGAATTCGTCAACAATCACGATTGCATTATCAAGAGTGGTGCCACGAAGGAATGAAGTGGACCAGAACTTGATGGTTTCTTGTGATTTGAGATTTCCATAGAGCATCTCAAAGTCAGCATCAGAAGGCATCTGGAACATATACTTCACCATATTCTTATATGGGATTTGATAGATGTCTGCCTTATCTTCGTGCGAACCAGGCAAGAAACCAATCTCTCTGGTTGCTACAAGAGACCTTACAAGGTAGATACGCTCATAGGGTGTCCTTTCATCCAAAACATCACAAAGGGCATTGTAGAGGGTAATAAAGGTCTTACCAGTGCCAGCACAACCATAAGCAACTAGATGTTTTCCCTCTTTATATGAATCAAAAAGTTTCTTTTGATTATCAGTAAGTGGGTCAATTTCCACCAAATACTCAGAATTAAGAGGTTTTTTCCTCTTCATCTGCTTTGCCGTGAGTCCAACCCCGATAGGTTGCTCTGCAGATGCTCTTTTTCTTCTTGCCATATTAGAGTTTTTTTACTTTAGAACCAGGCATTTGTGCTGCTCTTCCGAGCACATCATTCCATCCAGGATTTTTTGCAACAAGTTTATCTCTCCATTCACCAACATCGGTAGCCATCGGTGCGGTGGATGGATCAGACCAATCACGAGTCCAATCTGGATTATCTTGTTTCCACTGATCCCATTCAGTGATACTCATGCTCACTTCTTTTTGTTCACCAGTGGTCTTATTCACTACGGGATATGTTGCCATTGTTAGAAATTCAAGATATTGTATTTAGACCCATTCCAGTGCTTCTGCTACTGTGGGAAACTGTTCTGCAAAGATGCTCTTACATTCTTCTGCGATCCTCATATGTTCCGCTTGTGTTCCATTTGCAGATCTAAGTTGAATATAATGAATCCAACTACGGCACGACCCAGACATATAAAGACGAGTAGGAGTTGCCAGAGGAAGCACAAAGCGAGCACACTCTTTTGCAACACCATTGTCAAGCAAGTGCTGATACAGACTCATGCCTTGAGCAAAATAGGTTTCAATCTGCTTATTAGACAACTCTACAAACTCAGGATCCAGGTCGTCAATAGAATTCTGACGATTCTTGGTGTCTTGACGACGAAGTTCGGGGACTGGGATCGTCTCTGCGAGTAGGGAAGAATCAGCATAACGTTGGGAGAACTCTTGATATGTGAAACTACGATGACGCAAAATTTGAGCTGCCAGACCACGAGTAGTCTCAATTTCCAAAGTCATAAAACTCTGCTCAAACACAGACCAGTGGTTGTGCTTGATACAATAACCCAACAGTTTTGCATAGTTGGGGTTTTCCTGATTATTTGGATTCGACACTCTGGCAACATATGCCATTGTTTGCTCCGCATCTGGAGTAACACTTACCAATTTTACACTCATTTGCCAAATCCTTTTGATGTTTTCTTTTCGATATCTGCGAGTTGCTCTTTCAACTCACGAAGTTGCACTTTCATCTCTCGAATCTTATCGTCTGTATAGAGATGCTCTTGCTTGATTAGACGCTCAAGCAACTTTACAAGTTCTTTTGCTTTTCTAGTCATCTAAATCAGAATCCTCAAATATTTCATCGTAATCTAAAACTGGTCTTTTTCCCACTTTTGGTTCCTGATAAGAATATGCAGAAACATCAGAATAAATTTCTGCCTTAAGAGAATCAACCAACAGTTCAAGATTACGGACGATGAGTTTTAGTTTTTCTCTGTCCATAGAATAAAATTTCTCTCCCACCATTATACACAAAAAAAGAGGGAGAGTCAATCTCCCTCAAACTTTAGTAGTTTATCAAACCACTCGTCCAAATGAACAAGGTAGCATGACCAATAGTTGCAACCTCTGTATTTTAACTGATAAC